GTGTTTGTGCCACGCTCGATTGTGATGATATACGGCAGAGCGATACCATCTTCATCTTCATAACCGGGCAGGTCGTAGTCGATGTGCACTTCCAAGACTTGGTAGCGGTCATCGTCCGTCAGTGAGTAACCCTGATCCTCGGCTTTCTTCTTCTCCACATCTGTGTGGATCGAGACAGGCTCACCCAAATCTTCATCAACGTAGAAGCCTGCAACCTGCAACTTCTTCATCTCATTTTTGGTCTTACGCATCACATGCGTGAGTCGTTCAGCAGTGGCCGCGCTCGATGCACCGTAAGGTATGATGATGTCTTCAGCGGGGATGAACATCGCAATCTGACGATCAAGCGATGGGTCAAAATAAACTTTCTTGAATGCCGCGCCCGCGAGACCTAGGTTGTATAACATGCGCTCATGTTCTGGGCGATACTCAGTCATCACCTCGGTGAGCTGATAGTTCATGTCATCTCTTACACGCTCAGCCGCCTGCTCTTTAAGTTTATCAATTGCGCCGACGATCTCGGTTTTGACCGGACCCTGAGCAGGGAACGTTTCAATGATAGTCTCGCTTTGGAACCGTACAGCAGCTTCTGTGAGTACCGTTGAGAAAACACCGCAAGCACCGAGCCACGGTTCAGTACGCTCTTCATACTTCATCCCCAAAACATCAAGACCTTTGACATACATATCAACCCACTCTTTGCGGGAGTTAATGTCAGCATCTACCATCTCAATAATGTCGCTTGCTACTTTCGCCAGCTCGCTCTTATCCATGTCTTCTGCTAAGTTAGCATCAAAGTCCTCGGCCTTTTCCTCGGGCATCAAGTCAATCTCCATGCCGTCTAGTCCGATGCGAACACCCTCGGGATCCTCAATCTCTATCTCAATCACGGGCTCATCACCCATATCTTCCAATGCACTTAAACCCAGCGGGGCTTGCGACAGTGAGGGAACCATATTCGTAGCCATATCTATCCTTAGTAGTACGCAGCTTTCTTGCTGCGAAAATATCTTTCTTCTTCAGGCTCGTCGCTTGGCAAGCGAATAAACCCGCCTTGTCTAAACCGCATGAGCGCTAGTGTTGTTGAGTCAACCAAGTCATCATTTGTGCCCGACGGAAAGTCGTTGCATTCTTCAATAACTTCTCTTGCCCATCTGCGATCCGGTGCAAACACCACTCCACCTTGGAACAGTGCAGAAACCGCGTTCACCCGTGCGATCTTATCTTGTCCTTTACCCGGAGTAAACTCTCCGACAGGCACGCCCATCCGTCTAAACTCTTGGTAAAGCGCCGAGCCGTTGGACTTCTTCTCAACAATAAACACATCAGGCTCCCACTCTTTGTACTCCTCAAGCACCAAGGCTTTAAGGTCTGGGTACTCCAGTCGCTTCTTAATTGAGTTGAGCAAAATAATCGCGTAGTTGTTTGTCTCTTCGTTAAAGAACACACCCCACACAGTCAGAGCGTTGTAGTCAGCCCTGTTGTTAGATTCCTGCGCCGCGTCAAGACTCATAATCGTAAACTCGCACTGAGGCGGGTCGTCCTTTTCCCAAATCTGCCACCACTCCCGTTTGAGTAGTGCGCCTTCTTCAGAGACAGGGTTCTGCATGTACTGGGCCTGCCAATACCGGGGGTCCATACCTGCCTTTTTACCCAGTAATTCTTCAAGCGACCAAAAGTCACCCCACAGCGGCTTTTCATTCAAAATGGCAGGGAACTCTACAATCTCCCACTGGTCAACATCTTCCTCTTTGGCCATCTGGTTCACGATCATTCCGGTTAAGTCAAGTTTTGACCACCTTGTCATTACTATAATGATAGAGCCACCCGGCATAAGACGCTGGAGAGGGCCAGACTGAAACCACTCCCAAGCAGGAAGAAATACGTCCGGTCGCCCAGTCTTAGCTTCTTGTTCCGAATGAGGGTCGTCAATAATAAATAGATCAGCGCCACGACCAGCAAGAGCGCCTCCGACACCAATAGCAAAGTATTCTCCGTTGAAATTTGTGCCCCAACGTGACGCAGACTTACTGTCAGCTTGCAATTCGATCTGCGGAAACACGTCCCGATACGACTCAGAACCCACCAAATTACGCACTCTACGGCCAAAATTCACGGCTAAATCAGCCGTGTGAGAGGCCATAATGATCTTTTTATGCGGGTATTTACCTAGAAACCACGCCGGTGCAAGGTAAGAAATCATCTCTGACTTACCGTGACGGGGGGCAATGTTCACAATAACCCGTCTTTTCTTACCATTTGCAATGTCTTCGAAGATTTTGGCTAGTCTTTTGTGGTGTGGACCCACTTTATAGCCCGGATATACGTGGTCAATGAAGGTTAAGAAGTCATCTTTACCCACTTCTTGCACGGATTCACTGTCGTACGTCTTCAAAAGCTCCAAAGTATGGATTTTTTGCTCCAACGGCATCGTTGGAAGCGCGTCTTTGATGGCTTTTAGCTGTTCAGGCGTTATCTTCACTGCGGATTACCTTGGCCTGTACATCAATTGTGCGTTTTTCCAGCTTAGCAAGCGTCTCAAGCAGTTCTTTTTCCACTTCTTCAAGGGATTGCTGCTTGTGAGTGACTTCAGTGCGCTTTTTAAATGCATCAACACCGTCTACATCACCTAATGCCTTGATTGCACCGAGTCTGACGGTACTGTTTGGGTTCTCTGTTTCGGCAACGAGCTTGTTGACAACGTACAACTTGAAGTCTGCCAGCTCCCGCACGATCATGTGGTCGTACTCAGCCACCATACCGGCAAGATATGCAATGGTTTCGTTAGGGTACTTGGCTAAATCGGGTGTTGTTTTATTAGCAACAACCTTTTCCATCAACTCAAGGGCTTGGCCTCGGTTCTCAGGGGTAGGTTCTATGGGAGTCCCATTCAAATCAGAGATCATTTTGACCGTGCGGGCACGCATCTCAATCTCTTCCTTTGGGGAAAGAGGGGGCATAGCCTCGGTGGCTGAGGCTGGTAGCGGAATATCCGCTTCAACATTAGGCATCATCTGCATAAGAGGGAATCGCACTCCTATAAAAGTCAGGTACTAGCCGCTCAATCGCTAGCTTTCGGAAAAAGTCTTTGCACAGCTTTCCCTGAGAAATAAATATACCACATATTTGTAAAGGGTGGTAGGAATCCTACCCGGGGGGTGTTCCTATATTGAGGGGGTGGGGTAAACCCTAGACGCTTTTATTTTTACTTGGGATGCTGGGAATGGTTGGGGGAATACGTGGTGGTTTGTGTAAGTCTTAGAGTATAGGGGAACACGGGAGTCCCAAAGTCTCTTGTGGGGGTCGGGTATGGGTGGGTCGACCCCGCCAGAACTTTACTTTTAACCATGGGATCAGCTATAACAGAACCATGCAGAGCAATAGTGCTGTGCTGTAACAGGAGAGATAAATGTTTAAAGCATTATGGGTTTGGTTGACGCACTACAAGGTTGTAGTGCAGTGGGAAGACAAGTTGTGTGTTCACTATGCATACACAATGAACGAAGCGCTGAGTTGGTCAGCTCAGTATCGTACCGACAACACGACAGTGCTGATCGGCATCAGGGGCAAGCTAGTCGCGGCACGCGGCGCTTGGTAACACGAGGGGCTTCGGCCCCTCTTCTTTAACTTAGGAGAGAGTAATGCAACAGTCAAACTTAGACGCCGTGCATCAGGTCATAGTTGATGCAGTTCAAATGTGGGCCAGTGGATTAACTACTGACAACGAACTTTGTGAAGCGCTTCATGGAATCCACTTAGGTTTCTCGGAGCACAGAAACAATATGTCCGAACTGATAGACCCAAACACTGGGCTTCGGTACAAATGACAGTCGGACAGACCAACATATGGCGTAAGCATGTGATGGTTGCTATGCGGGAGGCGCTACATCAGCGCCGACCTCTTAGTGTCCTACCTAGTCGGTATGAGTTCTTTAAGAAGGCTAGGGAACAAGTGGCTCGCGCAACGTTTTGCGCAAAGCTAGATGGTGATGAGTACAGCAGGCTCAAGAACCGCTGACCAGAGGAGGCTTCGGCCTCCTCTTTTTTTGTGCCCCGAGAATTGATACC